CATCGCCTCATCGCTCGACAACCAGAACCGCCCGCTGGCCAGCCCCGGCACCGGCAGTTACCACATGGAGAAGATCAGTCCCGACGCCGGCCACCAGGGTGCCTTCGGGCCGCTGCTCAATATCCCGGTGTACTGCGACGGAGCGATCCCAGCGAGCGCCACCGCCGACACGATCTACTGCCTGCGCCCCGAGGACATGTACCTATTCGAGAGTGAGCCGACTGTCTCGCTCAACTTCGACACCAGCACCAGTTCGACGCTGGGCGTTCGTGTGGTCTTCCACGCCAGCGTGGCATTCGTCGGAAACCTGTACACAACGTCGGTGGCCAAGATCACCGGCCTGCCCCAGCCCTCTGGCTTCTAGGAGCGTCATGGATCTCGATACACGCAAGGCCAAGGCCGACATGCTCACCGGTCGGGAGGTGCGCCGTCTCCCGACTTCGGAGATGGAGTGCCGTACTGGCGACGATCAGATCACGTTCAGGGGCCTGGCCTCGTCCACCGACAGCCCGTATGACATGGGCTACTACCAAGAGACCATGGTCCGGGGAGCGTTCGACGCCACGCTGGCCAAGGCCCCGTCGGTCCAGCTACTGGTGAACCACGAGGGCTTGCCCCTGGCCGCCACCCGCAACGGCAGCCTCGCCCTCGAAGCCACGGACCGCGGCCTGGAGTTCACTGCAACGTGCGACCCATCCGATCCCGACGCTGCCCGCATCGCCGCCAAGGTCGAGTCGGGACTGATGTCCGAATGCAGCTTCGCCTTCCGGGTCGTGACGCAGACCTGGGACGAGGACTACACCCAAAGGGACATCACCGAAGTGAGCCTTGACCGGGGCGACGTTTCAATTGTCAACTTCGGCGCAAACCCATCGACGAGCGTTTCGCTGCGCTCGCTGCTGGGCGAGACCGAACTATCCGATGACGAACTGGACGAACTGCGCCAGGACCCGGCAGTCATCACCATGGTCCGCCGGCTCAACATCCCGGCCCTCGTCACACCCGAGGTAGCCCCGGAGATCCGCCACGACCTTGACCTGTATCTCGCCCGCCGTTACCGCATCGATCTCTAGATATATCGCCTTCGGACCCAGCACACGCTGGTCGGGCGCATCACCTTCACACCTTCGGACCCTGCTCGGCAGGTCAGGTGCCCACCACCCCATCTACTACTAGGAGCCAATCATGGACAATCCTGTCCTCATCGCAGCCAGCGCCAAGCGCGCCAAGTTCACCGCCAAGATGGACGACCTGCTGGTCGCCCCCACCGCCGAGACCCGGTCGCTGACCGACGCCGAGGCCACCGACTTCGAAGAGCTGGCCGGCAAGATCGCCAAGCTCGACAGCCAGATCGAGATGCTGTCTGCCGAGGAGGCCCGCAAGGCCACCGCCGCAGCTGCTGCAGTCGAGATCACCACGGCTTCCGAGATCCGCGTCACCAGTGAGCCGATGACCTACACCTCACGCGGCAAGGCGTCGTGGCTGCAGGACATGACCGCCATCGCCATCCCCCAGGCTGGGTTCGACGTGGCTGCTGCTCAGTCCCGCCTTGCCCGCCACGGCCAGGAGATGGAGATCGAGGCCCGCACCAACAAGGACCTGGCCTACCGGCTGGAGTCTGCCAAGGAAGAGCGGGCCACTGACTCGCTCGCTGGCTACGGTGGCGACCTGATTGCCCCCTTGTACCTCATCGACTCGTTCGTGCCGATCTTCCGCGCTGGCCGCCCTGCTGCCAACCGGGTCACGAACCTGCCGCTGCCCGCAGGAACCAACTCGATCAACGTGCCAAAGCTCGTCGTCGGGACCCAGATCGCAGCCCAAGCAGCGCCCACCACATCCACGATTGCTGGCGTGAACGTGCAGGACCTGACCACCGGCATCGTCAGCGCACCGGTGAACACCTACGCAGGCATGACCGACGTGAGCCTCCAGCTGATCGAACAGTCGAGTGCCAACATCGACCAGGTCATCTTGCAGGACCTCTCGGCGTCCTACGACCAGGTGCTCGACCAGGCGATCCTTACCGGTTCCGGTTCGGCTGGCCAGCACCAGGGCATCCTGACCTACGCCGCCACGATGGCTGGGTCGGTTGTCTACACCGGGGCCAACACGATCACCGCATTCACCGGCAAGGGCAGCACGCTCGGCTCGATCATCAACGGCGTCAACAACATCGAGACGACACGCTTCGCCAATGCCACCGGCATCTGGGTCCACCCCCGTCGGGCCAACGCCTTCGGCGCTGCACAGGACACCACTGGCCGCCCGGTGTTCGTGCGTCCGTCCCATGGTGTGTTCAACGCGCTGGGTATCGACGCCGACTCCCCGCAGTTCCAGTCGGTCGCTGGCGAGCTGTACGGCCTCCCGGTCATCAAGGACGCCAACATGCCGTCCGACTGGATCTCGACCGTGTCTGCGGTCGCGACCACGCACACCACCGGGGCCACTGCCCAGGACGTGATGCTGGTCCTCAAGGAGGACGACATCTTCCTGTGGGAAGGCCCGCTGCGTCTGCGTGTCCTGCCCGAGGTCTCGTCGGGCACGCTCGCCGTTCGCCTCCAGGCTTACGCATACTCGGCCTTCATGCCGAACCGGACCCCGACGGCGATCTCGATGATCACCGGCCCGGCCCTGCAGACCAGCATCCTGGGCTACTAGCCCCTTGAGCGTGCCGCAGCTTCTGGCCCAACGCAGGGCCGCCATGTCGATCGGAGACGACGACCTGGTGGCTCTGCTCGAGGCAGCCATCGACCGGCTGATCCTTACGTCGGAGCCAGAGGCTGCGGTCCCGCTCACCCGCAGCAAAGCAGTACCAGCCCGACCACGACCGAAGGACTAACCATGGCAAGACTTGGAACAACCGGCGGCGCTCGGGGTATCTCCACCGCCTCTGGCGCATCAGTGGCGACGGCGTCCACCTACATCTCGCTTCACACCGCAGACCCCACCACCACCGGCGCATCTGAGGCCACCGGCGGCTCGCCCGCCTACGCCCGCAAACTCGTCACCTGGAACGCTCCGTCGTTCTCTGCTGGCATCGAGACCGTGACCACCGCAGTAGCGGCCACCTTCGACGTGCCCGCTGGCACCTATGCCTGGTTCGGCATATGGGACGCAGCATCCGCCGGTAACTACCTCATGGGCGGCACCTGCACCAGCCAGGTATTCAGCGCCCAGGGCCAGTACGCAATCGCCTCGGGCGGCATCACCGTCACCGCCACGGCCTAACCCATGGGCGTCAGGGATGGCGTCCAGGGCGTCGGCATCCAGGGCTGGTCAGTCCAGGGTTCCCAGGGCGCAGCGGCAGCAACCAACACCGCAACCGGTGCCATCACCCTGGCCGCCAGTGCGGTCGGCACGTTGGTCCTGGCCGGTTCAGCCACCGGGTCGATCACTCTCGCTGGGTCTGCGGTCGGCACGCTGATCCTGCCTGGCACCGGCACCGCATCCATCACCCTGGCCGGCACTGCCGTCGGTGTCTCGCTCCTGCCTGGCACCGGCACTGCCGCCATCACCATCACCGGCACTGCCGTCGGGTCGCTGATCCTGCCGGGCACGGCATCGAGCGCCATCACCCTGGCCGGTTCTGCAGTTGGCACCCAGGTCGGACTGAACACCGCAACCGGTGCCATCACCCTGGCCGCTTCAGCCACCGGCACGCTGATCCTGCCTGGCACGGCAACCGGGGCGATCACTCTCACTGGCACTGCTACCGGCACCCACATCCTGCCGGGCACGGCAACCGGGGCGATCACCATCAACGGCACGGCCACCGGCACGCTGATCTACAGGGGCACCGGTACTGCCGCCATCACTCTCACCGGCACCGCTACCAACGTCACCGGCCCGGCTAACCCGACCGACCTGGCCGGCCTCGTCCAGCCAAACCCCATCTACGCCACTGCGTCGCCATCGTCGATGACCGGCCTGGTATCGCCATCGTCCATTGGAGGGATCGTCTGATGCCCGACTTCGTAATCAAGTCTGGGGACACACTCCCGATCCTCACCGACCAACTCCGCTATTCCGACGGCACCCCCGCCAACCTGTCGGGCTGCACCGTCCAGTTCATCATGCGGTCAGTCACCGCCGTCTTGCCGACGACCAACGCCCTGGCCACCGTCGTCACCCCTGCCACCGGCTCGGTGAGTTACACATTCACCGCTACCGATACAGCCCAGGCGCAGCGGGCCCAGGGCACCTGGGTCGTGACGAACGCCAGCGGCCAGGTCCAGCAATGGCCAACCGACGGCTACCTCGACATTGCCATAGAAGAGAACCTCACCAGCCCCGGCGGCCAGCAGCTCGTCAGCCTCGGCGAGTGCAAGGACTATCTGAACATCAGCACCACCGACCGGAGTCGGGACGCCAAGTTGCTCCGGTTCATCACTCAGTTGACTCCAGTGATAGAGGCGATCACCGGGGACATCACCCAGAAGGTCATCGCTAATGAGATGCACGACGGCGGCACGACGAGGATCAGCCTGCTCCGTCACCCAGTCGTATCCATCCA